GAACACAGAAGGTGCCCATTTATGAGTTAATATACCAGATGGTACAACTTTAATCCAATCCCATCTTGAAAGGAAACGCATGCCATTGTTGTAAATTATACGAGAAGCATCATAATCAGCTCGATCATATATTCCATCAACAATACCACGTGAACCACCAGCACTGTGAAATAATTTACGAAATGCAGCCACAGTTTCCTTACCAAATTGTGGTTCATGGTGAAATGGACAATTACCCTTAATATGGATACATCCATCAATGCCACATTTTTGCATTAAATTAATTCTCTTGTGCATGCCCTCCAAGAGTGCCGCCTGATTCTTACGGTGCTCATTGAAATCTTCAACAGCCCATTGAATGCACTCAGCCATAGAAATGTCAACCAGCTTTTTACCATTCCATTCTACTGGAGCGTAACCAGCTACGGTTCTCAAATCCTGTGGCTTAACTGCTTTTTCAACAGTAAGAGTCCAAATATCATCAAACGGTGGTGGCTCATAAACACCATCATCATTGGTGTAATGTGCACGCACTTTGCTGGAATCTATTCCACAAGGAATATTTCCTTCTATGCGTTGAAATTCTGGTTTAGCCTTAACGGTAATCACTATCAACCTACGCTGAATAGAATAAGGACAATTGGAATAAATTCCAGCGTCCATGTCCTTCTTGTTGGTTGTAGCGGCCACTAACCATGGTTCAACAAAACACTTGCCTTTAGCCTCAATCTCGGCCTTAGGAGCATAAAACATCTGATTATTAATAATATCAACAATAGCTCTCGTTGGAGGTCTCTCAATGAATTGTGATTTCTCATTAGCAACATCATCAAATAGTAAAACTAACTTGTCTGACGTCCAATTTGACATAAACTTATCAGATGGATTATAAGCACAGCGATATTTCTTATCAGTAGGCAAATCTTGACTAATCATAACTGCGTCCAACAACTGGTCACAGATAGTTGTCTTACCTTGACTACTTTCACCAAAGAAAGAAATCGCCCAAGGAGAATGACGCACTCCACATGCAATTTTTAACGATATATAATCGTTCTGCATCTGTAAAATGCGTTGGACTTTATCTAATACCAATTTCTTATCCAAACCCTTAAGGGACATGGACAAATTGATCAAAGAACCAGAAAGATTATTCAAACGACGTTCAAATTCCTGATCTGACATACCAGCAAATTTCTGCAAATTACCGTTGCGTACAAGATCAAACCATGCTGATACCTGTGCGTATTCGGTATCAAGTTCCATTGCTGTTCTATCATTAATCAATAATGGTTTTAAAGATCCAGTTTGAAAACACAAATATGCACCTTCAGTGAAAAACACTACGGTCTCAAAAAGAGCATCAGCAACATCAAAAGCTGTCATATGTTTCTCACAAAGTTCAGGGGCAAATACTTTAAATTGCCCAACACTAAAAGTAAGTTGAGCTGCATCACAAAGTCCCAACATAACTAGACAACCTAGTAATTTGGAAATTTGTTTAAAAGCTCTATTACCTTTACACAATTGCCAATTTTGGCGAATGTCACGAAGACACATTAGCCAATCTGGAGTTGAATCAGACTGAGGAGAAACCATAATTTCTTCAACAAAGTCTTTGACCGTCTTAAAAAGGGATTTACTAACTCTACCTTGAACCCAAGTCAAAACAGACGTGATTGCACCCAAAGTTGTACTTTGTTGTGACAAATTCACCAATAATAAAATAGTCCCTTCTACTTCTCTCAACACTTTATCTGGTACATCAATATTTGCAAATTTTGCTAACGCATCAACTGCAAATGATGCTGATGTAACTGTTTCCAAGCCAAAATGTGGTTGGAAAGCCTGTTCATAAATAGTGTCTATTTGTGAACCTGAAGTAACCTTAAAAGATTCCTTCCATTGTTGAGAATGCTTCCATACTTTATTATTCTTAAAAGGACGGCGAGCCGCATTTCGCTGGTTAGCAACACGGCGTAAATAGGAAGCTTTATTAAGATCTTTAATAGATCTGGTTTCGCAATTTTTATCAATACAATCTTGAAACATGTTGTCAATTTTTCACCACTAAAAACGATATTATAATACTAAAAACTTATTTTTCATACAGGAGTGGTGTTCTTGAAATTTGATGAACGGGGTTCGCGCTTAACCCTATTCTTCACAATGCTTCATATAGCGTTCTACAAGCAATAACGCATATGTGATCAGGTTTTCGGATTTATCCATGCGGTACCGGCCTACACACACATACATTACCGAGAATTCGTACGTTATTTGTTAAAATTTTAAATAATCTGATATCCATGAAATATATTCATAGAGCTAATAGTAAGATTGACGGAACTTCTATTAGTGTGCTGTATTCACTACAGACTATAAAAAATTAGAACATTAAATCGCCTGAACTCAGTAACCAGGTATAGTTCTACATCTTCATTATGAAGAATCAAATAGTTACAATAGTAACAAATAGCTAGCTGGCAGGCTAGCAAAATACCCTATATAAAATAGAGTAACGAGTCAAATAAAACTCAACTCAAAGAAAATGGGGATCGCTAGTTTAGCACGATCAATACTTAGAATAAAACATTGGTTGTATTAAATCAACTAATAGACGTAGAGGTCACAATGGGCATAATATGCCCAAAATGACGTCTATGGTCTACTAGGGCAAAAACTGCCAATTAATCTAAATTACACTGCGTACGGGAATTCCCG